AAAGCAATCGTTACGCTTTCGTTTTCCACATCACCATTTTCTATTTCAATAAGTTCTGTTTTATTTTCAATAAAACGAAAAGCATCTTGATTGGTACCTACCGATAAAATGGTTTTGCTTACTGTAACTTCATCTAAAACTCTGCCAGTCAGGACAGACACAGTGCGTAAGGACAAAGTAACAGAGTCTTGCCTATATTGTTTTGATACGCCTATACCTAAGAGTCTTGCTCCTCTACCTCCACTTCTGGTGTTTGTTTCGTAACCAATGATTGCTCCTTCAAAGATTAAACCAGCAAACATTAAAGGTTTTAGTTTTTGTGGGTCATCAAAAGACTCTCTAGTGCTTCTGATAAGCTGTCTTTCTTTTGTTAGATTATCTAAACCTACTCTTTCAACAACTTCAAAGAAATGTCCTCTGGCTACTGATTTCAAAGTTTTTATCAATAAAACATAAGGTGCTTGAGTTACAGCTGTGCTAAACGTAGCAAAATTACTATTACTTCTGCGTTGTCCTGTCTGGTCAGTAAAAGAATTTGGATAAACGGCAATTACAGGTTTTTTTTCAGCAGGTGGTACGATAAGTATTTCTTGGTTGATAACACCAACTCGGTAAGGGTATTTTGATATTTTCTCGTTACTAAGAGCATCATCGTTGAAGACTGTGCAAGAATTAAAACTTAAAACTATTAAGAGGAAAAGTGATAACTGTTTGACTGCCATCTTCATTTGTAACTGTAAGTTTTATGTTAGTGCTGTCTACTGTGTAATCTATTGTATTTCCTTCTAATAAAATTGTTCCAGAGTCTTGTGACTCTTCACCAAATAATCTATCTACTAATTGTTGTGATAATTTTGCATAAACTCTTGTTTCAAAGTTTCTTATAAATCTTGCTGTGGTGGTGTTTGATTTATCTCTTTCTGCTTGTTCAAC